CCCGCAGCAGTCCGCCCCAGTAAATGGGCTGTTGCTGTGCTCGGGTCTGTGAACATATCAACGGCTGCCAGCAGGTCAGCGTCGAGGATGGCCCAGCGGCGCGTATCTCGCACCTGCCCGTAATACGGCACTGCCGTCTGCTCATTCTTCCAGACTGCGTACCACTCCCGCACAACCTTTTTCAGTTGCCGGATGGACTCACCGGAAAGTGTGTAGCCTTGCGTCATGTTAGTGGCAGTGATGAAAATGGTTGTTGCTTGTATACGTTGAACGTGAGGAACACGGCTGAGGCTGTGGTGGGATCAGTTTGGGCGAATCCATTTCCGTCAAGCAACACAGGACCACTCGGCAGTTGCCCGTTGATATGTATTGGCTTTCGTGTATTTGTTGCAATCAATCGCTTTTCGTTGTATCCCTGATCCAACAGTTTGAACGCCCAGCCGTCACGCTGCAACGCAATGACAAACGTCACCTGTCGAAATGTGACGCCGTTGCGAATCTCTGGCGGACCAACGCTGACGCGCTGCATCTTTGCCTCCCCGATGGCAATACTACGCCCGTCGATGGTAAACGTGTCTGAGTTTACCGCGTCCTGGTATGACAGAATCCACGTCGGCACGTTTGCCAGATTCTTCTGCACGGTGACGATACGCCGGCTGTCGTCCATTTGCTCGGCTGGAATAAATGGATCTCCAGCACTGTTGACGACGCCCTTTCCGTCTTTGTCCTGTGTGGCAGGCTTTTGGAATTGCTCCGTGTCCCAAGTGATGTAGGTGGGATCTGATGTTGGTGTGCTGCTCAGCACTCGCTCTGTGCTGTAGGTGGCTGTAACGTCCCAGATACGCCAGCCGCGCACGCATTGAACATCCAGATCGCTGCAGTATGCGTTTCCGTCGCTCGGGTGCGTATTGCCAATCACCGGCAGGCTGCCATTGCTGCCGACTGTGTACGCATCATCCGACTGGCTGGATGTAGTCAACCGGAACACGCGCGTATAGGTGCGGATGCCCTTACTGTTTTGCGCCCGCCGCCCCTCTGACAATTCGCCCACGTATGTGACTGCCATGTGTTTTCAGTCCAGAAGATTGCCAACGACTTTTTGAACCAGTCCCGTTTTCAATGCGTTTGCCATTGCTGCCAATGGCTGCATCAAAGTCTCTGTTTGCTTTTCTGTTGCCTTCACTACTGGCTCCTGTTCCTGTTTTAGTGCTGCCGCGATAGCTGCATAGGCTTCCGCTGTGCCCTGCTGCACGGCCCCGGCAAACTGGTTTTGCGGGTCCATGTTGATTGTCTTTTTTGCCAATTTTTCTTTGCCCTGAAATATCTGCGCGAGTGCGATATCCCAGCGAAGCATCTGTGTTCCCATCCATGTTTTCAGCCCGTTGACAATCGGCGTACTGTTGCCTCCAAGGTTTTCCAGCCAATTACCGATGGCCTGTGTCAAATCAACAGCCGGCACGTTTTTCAATGCCACCTCAAACGCATCAACCGCCACGGCCTGCAATGGTGCCATCATCATTCCCATTTTTCGGGCCATCGCTTGCAGATCCATTTCCCCGGCGGGTACTCCGTTTTGCTTTGCTGCATTTTGCCCTACCGTTTCCAGCTCCTTCATCAATGCTTTTAAACGCTGTATCGATTGCTCCAGCGGCTTGTCTCCAATGCCTGCCGCATTCATTTCAAACCCCAGTTTGATGCCGCCGATCGGGTTGATCGCATATTCCGCGTACCTGCCGATTGCTGCACCGGCCCTCAATGCCCATTTCCCTAACCACACTACCAAGCTGTCGAATTCCTGCATCATATATGCAACTGCGACATCGGTGACTGCAATTAATACATCTTGGATAATCTGTATCTTGTTTGGCATTGCTATGAAGCCTTGCAAAATCAGATTCATTTTTGTGACCATTTGCGTCAACTCTGGCAACACAAGTTGCCCCAACGATCGGCCAATCACCTGTATCGATTTCGTTAACTGCCCCATCTGTCCATAGAATGTTTTGTTGCCCTTTTCCAACGCCCCGTAAAACTGCCCTCCTCTGCGCGTAGCCGCCTGTAATGCACCCTGCACCATTGCGAACGTGATCTGCCCTGTCTCGCGCATTTTCAGCAGTTCGCCTACCGTTTTCCCTGTTGTCTTTGTCAACAGATCAAACAGGTTGACGCCGTTCTCGGCAAACTGCATGGTTTCCTGAGCCATCAGGAAGCCTTTGGCTTGCACGTCTGAATATGCCTTTGCCAGCAACTGCAGTTTTTCCACGTTGCCCATCGTCAAATCGCCCAGCATAGACATCGTAGGAATTACGTCGGCTTCCTTTGTGCCTTTTGCAAGCAATAACGTGGCAGCCTGTGCGGCAGCATCCATTGAAAACGACGTTCTCAGTGTGAACTTGTCGAGCTGCTGAAACAGCTTTTTCCCTTTATCAGCGTCCTGCAATAGAACACCGAACTGTGTTTCCGCCAATTCAGCATTTGCCGCCAGTTCAATCACGCTGCGTGCCAGTGATTTTGTGCTGTTCAACATCGAGGAAAACATTTGCGACATTTGAATGCCGCCAAAAATGCTCGTGACCTCCTTTGCAAACGACCGCGTGCTGTCGAGCGATACCTTGAACCCTCGCTGCAGGTCTTTGGTATTGGCTCCGATGTTGACTGACAACGTGCCCAGGCTAGCCATTGCGTTTCGCTCCGATCATTTGCAGTGCCATCGCTGCCACGTCATGACTTGCCGTTTTTGTTTCCCGCTGTCCACGCCACCACATGAGGCTTTCCGGTGTCACGTCCTTCGCTCCTAACGCTCCGGCCACCATGGCCCCAAATATCGCCAGCACTTCTTGCGTGCCGCGATGCCCGATAGGCTCAACAGCGTCCTTTGCCTGCCATTCCTGCCACTGCTGCGGCGTCATCTGATCCAGCATGGCGTCCACGTCCAGCCAGCCCATAATCTCGGCCAGCCTAAACGCCGTCAGTCGTGCTGGATCGCGTTTCAGTTTTTTGCTGTGGCCTCAATGTCGGCTGCAGTGAAGCCGCTCAAACGCTGTGCCACGTTGACAATTCGCTCAACCACGTCCGCCCGCTGTTGGCTGATGGCCTGCACGTCCTGCAGACTGAATAACGGCACCCCGTCATCATTCTTGCAACACGCCACCACCAGCCGTTCGCGGATCTCAGCAACACGCGCCGCCACCGGCCCAGATTTACCCTGCATGGATTGCTCGAATCGCGTCCGCTCGCCGGCAGTCATGCCCCACACCGGCACAACCACACCCTCACCAAACTCCGGCAATGCCACGTCCTCGCTTGGCATTTGCAGCGGTGTCCGGAACGCCTGCGGATCAATTATCGTCCTCGTCATCATCACCCTCCGTTTGCATTTCTTCCGGCAAATACAGTCTGTGATTTGCCATCACAGCCGCGTCAATCTGTGCCTGCGTCATGCGGCAGGCTTCGCGGCATTCATCGTCAACCGGCACCGCCTCACCATTCTGCACCAATGCAACACAGTTGGTTTCCGGGTGTGCCGACTGGTCAATCTCTGTGCCTGCAGGAATAAACCGCCGACTGTCTGACTCGACAATCAGCGGGCTTTCCCAGCAGTCCACCACGCCCAGTTCTCGCGTTGTTCTGCACTTCACGTCGTCACCTCATCAGGTAGGCAATACAGGGCAGCCGTCGCACTTCAATGTGATGCTGCCGCGCAGACCGTCGGAAGCATCGCCTGTGATGTCCACGCCAATCCCAGACGACACAAACGTCAATTCCGTGCTCGCGGTGTTGGCAAAAATAACCTTCCAGTTCACGTCGTTCGGCAGTCCGTTCGTCGTCATGTGCGCTGCGGTTGCCAGTGCCATGATGTTTTTGTGCCCGGTCAATGCCGGATCATACAGCAGATCAAACGTAACGCTCCCGCCTTCCACGTATCCCGTCGGGTCATACTCCACGCCCGCCGTGCCATCCAGTGTTCGACTGTCGTATGTCTCTGTTTCAATGCCTGAGATGTTGAACCCAGTGACCTGCGCCACCGCAGTGTAGGTGGTGCCGCTTGCCTGCTGAATGACCGTGCCTTTGACTTTTAACTTTGCCATGTCGGCAGCTCCTTATTAGGGGTTGAAAATGATGTCATAGTCAAGAGTAATGGCGAACACGCCGTTATCGCTGCCGTCTGTGGCTGGCTCGTAATCGTGAGACTCACTGTTGAAGATTGACGCCCCAACCGTGTAGCTTCCTGCCGCGCCGCTGTAGTCCGTCAACCGTGCTTTGACCGCGTTTGCCAGTGACTCGGTTTCCGGAAACGTCCGGCCCTTGCAATCGATGTCAATGACGATGCTCCTGAGTGTGCTTGTGGTGTTGTCCAGGCTCAAAAACTCTTCGCTGTTCAACTGCGTCAGGATCAGATACGGCAACGCTGCTTTTTGCGGTGCCTTGTTGATGTAACAACGCGTGCCGATCAGCGTGCTGATGGCTGCCGTGTTTATCATTAGATTCAGAATTCCTGTGATCATTTGTTTTTATTTGCCTCAACGGCCATTTCTTTTGACATGTGGACACGAATGATGTTGCGAATTCCAGCCCCGTTTGATGCCAGCGTGACCATGATCGGCTTGCCCATTTTCGGCATACGCCCACGGTTTGCCATTGGCTTTCCGGTCGGCACTGAATAGCGCGTTATTTTAGTTCCTCCAAGCAATGTCTTCGCCCTTCGCCGTCGCGTCTTCGTGCCAGTTGTTCGCATGGCCGTTCCGAGAAACCACCAATGCACATTTGCCTTATCGATCCCAACGCCCGGCCTTCGTTCATCTTTTCGTCGCTGCTGTGATGTTGCAATCTTTTCCCGCAGTTGACCAGCCCGCACCTTCTGTTTTTCTGTCAGCTTTTTGCCTCGGCCTGTGATGTTCTTACGCAACAAATTCGGCCCAACACCACCACCGACTTTGACGCTCCGTTGTCCTGAGTTGTATTTGCGTTTGACGTGCCGCCACGCAATCGCTTTCCGAACACCCTTATATTTTCCCGGTATTTCGCTTTTGACTTTCTTTTTGCCAAACTTTCCAACCTCTGCCAGTGCTTTCGTTGCCGCTTTGCCTTCCACTGTGGTCAGCATTCGATTCACTGCACGCTGAACGCTTG